TGGGGGTCAGGGGCATGGGGCTCTACCTCAGTATTCAAAGACGATGTCGAAATCCATCTCGCCGTAGGGCTCGAGCTCGATGGGGGCAATGGTTTTGCGGGCGACCAGTACGCCGGAGGCGGTGAAGGCGCCAACCTCGGTGATGGTCTGGCCGGCGACGGCTGAGCCCGGCAGCGTGGCCGAGGCGGTGACCTCCGGGCCCGCCGCAGTGGTTGTTGCCGGCAGGCGCACAACCTCGGCCTGCAGGGCGGTATCGGCGTCTGGCGAGTACGCGCGCGCGCCGGTACCGAAGGCCAGGAAGGCAATCGGCGACAGCTCGCCACCGGTGGCGGCAGTCAGCGCCAGATGGCTGCGGTACGCCACAGTGGTCAGGATTGGGACGCTTTCGGTCATAGGGCTACCTGCTGAGTGAGGCCGTGCTGGCGGATGCGAGCGGTGATACGGGCACGGACGCGGGTGGCGGCAGGCCGAGCGCCGAGGCGCCAGGTGCCGTCCAGTTTGTGAAGGGCGATGCGATCAAAGGCGGCATCACCGAGGGCGATGCCCTGGTCGAGCGGCCAGCCCTGCAGGGTGAGCGAGTCGAGTCGTGCGCTGCCGTCCAGAGGCTGGAAGCGCGGCGCCAACTGCAATGGCACAGCGGCTGCGCCGGTACCGACCGTGGCGCGCAGCTGCAGGCGCAGGCGCTGACCCATGCGGGCGTGCCCCGTTGCCCACGACCAAGTGCCGAGCAGACGAAGGCCGTCCAGCCGGGTGCTGCCGTCGAGCTGCTGCGTGGCGTCCAGTTGCTGCGGCGCGGTCTCGCCGCCCAGCGACCAGCAGCCGTCGAGCGTGCGGCGCTGCAGGGGTTGCACGCGCTGGCATTTGGCGAGGCGGATGCGAACGAGCTGCCGCAGGCTGGTGACCTGAACCGGGCGCCCGAAACGGGTGGACAGGCTGGTGATGATGGCGACCAGGCGGCTGCGCGCCGGGGCGTAGGCCTCGGCAATGCGACGGATACGGTCCTGCTGCTCTCGCGACCAGGCGCCGTCGACGGCGTTCAGCCGAATAGCGTATTCGGCCCAATGGTTGAGGGCGGTTCGGCGCACCACGGCGCCGCCCGCTTCAGGCGGCAATAGGGTGGCGCTGGCGTCGAGCGACCAGCTGCCGTCCAGGGTACGACCGCCAGCGGCGACCCACTCGCGGTGGTATTCGGCCTGCTCGACCAGCTCCAGGACGGGATAGCCGATGGCGGCCAGGGCTTGTTTGATGGCCCAAGGGGTGCCGCGCTTGCGGTGCCAGGCGATGGCGCCGGCAATCAGCGCGCGCTGCTGCGCCTCGGTGGTGGCCATGTCCCAGAAATCGACCGACAGCGCCCAGGCTAGGTACGGCAGGAACGCGGCAGGGCAATGCTTGGCGGACCAGAGCGTGCGCAACTCAACCGGCAACTGATCAACATCAGATGACGCGGCCAGCGCGTGCTCTAGCTGGGTGCTGTTGGGTGGCAGCAGATCACTCATGGCCGGTCACCAGCGCGAGCGTGACCGCCGTGCAGATGGGTGCGGCTTGCGCCTCGGGCTCAATGTCAGCCGCCGGGCTAAGCAGCTCGACGCGCAGCGCCCCAGGCTGATGCAGCGCGGCATAGATGCCGGATAGGCGCACCGGCGCATTGATGGCGTGCTGGGCGGCGGCGTAGGCCTCGGCGGCCTGTTGCGCGGCAGCCAGTAGTGGTTCCGGCGCAGCGCCGCTGCCGACGTAGATGCGGGCATTGATTGCCCAGGGTCGCAGGGTCGCGGCTTGCACCTGGATGGTGTCATTGAGCGGGCGAATGTCTTCAGCGCTGAGTGCGTCGGCGACTCGCTGCAGCAGCTCGGGGGTTGCGGTTTGCCGGGTGCGCGACAGCACCGTGACGCGCACAACGCCGGGCTGCGGCTGATCGGCTCGGGCATCGAGGACGTCACTGTCAGCGCTCAGGGCGTGGTAGCGGTAGGCGTTGACGGGGCCGGCAACGCTGAAGCCAAACGGCGCAAGCTGGCCGCGCTGGCGGTATTCGTCGTCGCCCTCGCCTTCCCGGCGCTCGGCGCCCAGCAGGGCGAGCAGGTGCTCGAGGTCAGCGCCGCCGGAAAATGCCAGCATGACCGCGCGCGCGCCGTCGTTGATGCGTTGGCGCAGGATCAGTTCGCGGTAGGCGTTTTCCTGCAGCAGTTTGACGAGGGGCTCGGACTCCAGCTCCAGGCGGGCAGCGATGGCGGCCTGCTCGTTTTCCGGGAAGAAGCTGACCAGGCGCGCCTTGCGCTCGGCGAGGATCTGCTCGAAGTCCAGGGGCTCGATGATATCTGGCGGCGGCAGCAGCGAGAGGTCGATGCTCATGCGACAGCTCCCAGTTGCAGCGGAACGCGCAGGCTCAGCGCTTCGTTGGTGTCGGTGCGCGTGCCATCCAGATCCAGCACGGCCTGGCCGGGCCGCGCGCCGCCGGCGAGCTGCACACGGCTCAGGCGGATGCGCGGCTCCCAGCGCATCAGGGCCATGGCGGTGGCGGCGTAGGCCTGCAGACGGGTGGCGTCGTTTAGGGGGGCGTCAATCAGGTCGGGCAGCAGGCTGCCGTATTCGCGGCGCATCACACGCGAGCCGATAGGCGTGGTAAGGATGTCGGCCACTGACTGGGCAATGTGAGCGATGGTGTCGATCGGGGCGCCGGTGGTGCGGTTCATTGCGGCGCCCCCGTTTTGCTCGGCCCGCCCTGAACGCCGCCATGCACGTGATTGACCAGGCTGATACCGGCCGCCAGCACGTCTTCGCTGACGGTCACCAAGCCGGTGATATCCACGTCACCCAGGATGGACACGCCACCGGGTGCGGTGAGCTGGGCCTTGCCGCCGGTGGGTAGCGTGGCGCTCAGGGTATGGCTGGCGTGGTCGTAATCGATCACAGCCCCGTCCGGGTATTTCCGGCGGCGCACGGTGGCGCTGTTCGACGGTGCCGGACGTTGCTGTGAGTAGAGCCCGACCAGGGCGATGCCCAGGGCCGGTTCGCCGCTTGGCGCGACGAGGATGCACTGCTCGCCGACGGTGGGCGGGTCCCAATCGCTGCTGTCACCCGCGCGCAAGGCGAGCCAGGGCAGGTTCGGCACGCTGAGCCCGCCGGTGCTGACGGTGCAGCGCGCAGCCTGATGGTCCACCGCGGCGATGGTGCCGAGGCGGATCAGGTTTTCGAGGCGGCGCAGGAGGTCGGTGATGTTCATGGCCCCATGCTGGCGTTCGCGCGCGCGGGGTGCATGCGCGGCGCCGTGTACGGCGTGCCGTTACAGGCTCAGCGCACCAGGTGCTCGAGCAGGCGGTCGCGGATCAGCTCGAGATCCGCGTCGGTGAAGCCGAGCAGTTCGCGGCGGGCGTACTGCACATCCGGCGCGCCGGGCGCCGGGCGATCGCGCAGGCCGTACTGGTGGATGCGGGCGATGCGCGATAGCCGGCCGGCAAAGCCGATGGCGATGGTGCTGGCGTCGCTCTGCAGGCGCAGGTAGCGGGCGGTGCGCAGCTTGGTGAACATCTGCCGCTTGCGCTTGATGCGCCCGGCCTTGGCGCGCAGCGCCTGCCGGGGCTTGCGCGGGGCGAATGGGGTGCCGTCGGCGTTGCGCTGGGCAGCGATGCGCTGCTGCTGGCTGCGGCGCAGGTCGCGGGCGATGGTGCTGGTGACCTTGCGGCGCTCGGCCGGCTGCAGCTGGGCGAGCAGCGCGCCGGCCCAGTCCTCGAGGGCGCGCAGGTCGTCAGCCATTGCTACGGCTTGGTTGCGGGCTGGCTATGTCGGTTCCGGTGCCGATGGTGCTTTCCCACTCAGCGAGCAGTTCTCCGTTGCCGAACAACTGCCATGGCCCGGCCGGGAAGAACTCGTCGAGCTGCGGCTCTGGCGGGTGGTCGACCTGCAGGGCGCCGTCATCGATGCGCTTGACGATCACGCGCTCGGTGAGCGGCAGGGTGATGGACAGGTCCACCTTGCTGTTGTCGAGGATGTCGGCCTCGAACTTGATGGCGTCCCTGCCCCGCTCCTGGTTCTCCATCAGCTCACGCTGGTTGACCAGCACCCAGGCGAACAGCGGGATGGCGACGGCATCCGGATGGCCGGCGAAATCCGTGAGGATCAGGTTGAGCGTGTAGCTGTATTCGAACGACAGGCCGGGCGCGGCGGTGCTGCGCAGGCTGCCGTTGTCGATGAACACCAGCAGACGGTCTGGGTTGCGCTTGAGCTCGGGGATGGCCGCCAGCAGGTGGGCGCGCAGGGATTCGGGCTTGTTCATGGCTGGGTGCTGCGCGCGTTGTGGTCAACCACCAGGTCGACCTTGGCGGCGCATTCGCCCCAGGCGGCCATGAGGTAGTCGCCGTCGTCGCTGAGTTCGCCGTTATTGCTCGGCGCTGCCGGGTTCAGCGTGCAGCGCGTCACGACCGGACAGCCACTGACGGTAACCTGCGGCTCCGGTGATAGCGGGACGTTGGTGCAGGCGGCGAGCAGCATCAGGCAGAGGCTGAGCAGCCCAAGTCGCATGGGTGGGGTCTTCACGGCGGCGTTCCTTCTTCTTGAGCTGGTCGGTGGCGTGGGCCTGGCGCAGGTCGCTGAGCGTTTGCTGCAGGGCGAGCTGGTCCAGACGCTGGGTGGCGAGCTCGCCGGTGAGGCGGGTGATGGTGGCGGCCTGGCGGGCGTTGCGCTGCTGGGCGGTTTGCAGGCGCTCGGTGGCGAGATCGGCCTGCGCCTGGGCAGCGTCGATGCGCTGTTGCTGCATCCAGATCAGCAGGCAGAGCGCGGCGACCAGGGCGAGGCCGTAGAGGAGCTGGCGGGCGGTGGTCATGCCCGCTCCAGCAGCAGGTTGATGATCCACACCAGCATGCCGACCTGAAGGCACAGAGTGATGAGGTCATCGCGCAGACACGTCGTTTTTTGCCGGGGGTAGGCGCCCTGCAAATGATGGCTCGTGCTGCCGAGGCCAACGATAGTGATGACTAGCATGGTGATCAGGTAGGCAGTCATGCAGCTTTCTCCTGTTCGCCGGCGAACTGCGCATAGGCCCGGGCGAGCTTCACGTCGTAGAGGTTGCGGGCGTAGGCCGGGCCGTTGTAGCGGCGCGCGAACTCGGCCCACTTCCGGCCCTTGAGCGCCTTGTGCAGCGCGGGGTCGGTTTCGATGAAGGTCACGAAGGCGTCGAGCTGGGCAGCCTCGCTGAGCGCCATGGTGTCGGCGAAGTGCCGGGCGTCGTGGTAGCCGAGGCGCTGCCAGTGGTAGCCCATGATCTGGAACAGACCCCAGCTGGCGGACTCGAGCGCGGCGGCAGCGTGGATCTGCTGCGCCTGGGCGAGGCGCTGATGCTCGGCGGTGCCGCCGATGTAGCCGCCGGGCTGGCGGTTGACCAGGGCGGGATGCTTGGCGGCCAGTGCATCAGCCTCGGCCTCGCTCAGGCCGTTGGCCTGCAGCCGCTCGAACATCACGTGCCGCTCGAACAGGATCACCGGGCGGCCGTTGCTGGCGAAGCCCTCTCCCCTGCTTTCCACCTGATTGACGGCCATGACGCTGGCCAGCGGCACGCCGAGGCGGTCGGCGGCCTGCTGGAGGTCCTGCCGCTTGAGGTAGCGCGAGGTGTCGTAGCCGTGGAGCGCCGCCAGCGTCTTCGGGCCCGCGACGCCATCGTCCACCAGGCCGACCTTGCGCTGGTAGGCGGCCACGGCGCGCTCGGTCTGCTCGCCGAAGTCGCCGTCGACCGCTACGGCAAAGCCGGCCAGCGTGAGTGAGGCCTGCAGGTTGCGCACGGCGAGGCCGCGCGAGCCGATGGTGAGGAGTTCGCTCATACGCCCTCCACCTTGCGCTCGAACAGGCGCTTGGCGCCGGCGCGGACGCCCTCGGCGCCGACCAGGCCGATGATGCCGCCGAAGAACGGCGCCGCATCCAGCGGGATGCCGAACAGCGCCAGGCCATTGCTGGCGGCCAGGGTGATCAGGCCGCAAACGACGGATTCGATGGCGATGCGGCGCAGCGAGCCGCCGCCGAGCATCAACCGCGAGCCGGCGATGGCAGCCGACAGGCCTGCTGCATACAGGATCGGGTAATTCTCCTGGAGCCACGTGGCGAGCCAGGCCATTTCGGGACGGTCATGCATGCGTTTCATCCTTCAATCCCACAAATTCACCACTTGGCGTTGTTCAGCGCGCACGGCCTGTTCGGGCAGCTCAACCATGGTGCCGTGCGGGATAACCGGGCCGAGGTCGGCCAGGCCGGGGTTGGCGTCGAGCACCTGCTCGACCACGCCGGCGGTGCGCCCGTAGTGCCGCCAGCAGATGGCGTCGACGGTGTCGCCCTGTTGGGCGCGCAGGCTGGCCATCAGATCAGCTCCACGGTGGTGTGAGCGATGCCGAGGATGTTGCGGATGGCCCAGCGGGCGTCGCGGCGGTATTCGTCGGCGGTCGGGGTCAGGGCATCGGCGCGTTCGGCGCCGTCGCCAGTGGCGCTGTAGTCGCGCATGCGCTCGGCCAGCTCGGCACCGGCGCTGCAGGCGATGGCGCGGCGGTAGAGGTGCACGAGGTAGCTCTCGCCCTGGAGCTGGGAGGCAGGCACGTCGGCAAGGCTGGCGTGGCCCTCTTCCTCGCGGGCGCGGCGGTAGAGGCTCAGCTCGCGGTTGACTTCGATCAGGGCGTTGACAGTGGCGACCTCGAGGCGGGCATCGGTCACGCTACCGTCCAGGCGCAGGGCGGCGCGCAGGTGGGCGCCGTCCAGGTCGGGGAACCAGCCGTCATTCGTGATGGGGAACGAATCGGCGGCTGAGGAGGCGTTGGTGGCGATGAAGGCGCTCATGGTCGCGGGCCTCGACGATCACGAATCACAATCGCCCGCGTTAGAACTGCGCGCGAAATGTCCGGGTTGGAGCGGCAGATGTCACCCAGCACTTCCCAAGCATTGCGGCTGCTAAGTGCTAGTTCACGCGGCGACGCGGGCATGATGCCGTCGCGGCCGACCGGGCCGGTACAGACCTGACGGTCGAAAGCCTCTGTTTCCGCGATGTAGCGCTCCGCCAGGCCGTCCAGCCTGATTTCCTGCTCGGTAGGCCGGAATTCGGCCTGGTAGTAACTGGCGAATGCGTTCATTGCTGAATCCTGAATCGGCGGTGGTCGGGGCTTTCACAGCTAGGCCAAGGAGAAAACCTGCTGATCAGCCCCGAGCCGCCGGGGTGCGTGGGGACGCTCGGTTAGCTGCCGGTGGCAGCGTGTTTCTTGAGGAGGCGCTCGACGCGCTCCAGATCCTTCTTGCCACCGCTGCTGCTGTGCAGCTCGATGGCGCGGGCCAGGTGCGTGCGGGCCTCGCCCAGCTGGGCCGCCTGTTCGGTGGTCAGCGCCTCGTCCGGCACCTTGGCCAGGACGCGGCCCATGGCCAGGTGCAGCTTGGCGCGGGCTTCATCGGGCATGTCCTGGTCGCGGGTGAGTTGCTCGGTCTGCTCGAGCACACCGATGTCGAACTCTCCGCCGGCCTTGAGGGCCTTGAGCGCGGCGATGGCGATCTCTTCGGCGAACAGGCAGCCGGTGGTTCGCGCAAAGCGGTCCGGCATGGTCATGTTGTGCTCGAGCACGTAGCGCCCAATGGCTAGGGCGCCGAGGTAATCCCCGGCGTCCAGGCGCCAGACCATCAGGGTGGTCAGTACCTCGTCCTGGGCACCGCGCCCGGCGGCCAGCACGCCGTCCACGTAGGGGGCGTAAGCCGGCAGCAGCTGGGCCTTAAGCGCGACCTTGCCCTCGGTGGACTGGATCTGTTTCAGGCGCTGACAGTCCTGGTGCAGTTGGGCGAGTTGCAGTTCGTAGGTGGTCGCGCCGGCCATGGTTTGCGCCGGCGCGGTGGCGGCCGCCTCCAGGGCGGCACGCTTACGCAGCTGGTTGATCTGGGCTGGGCTCAGGCTCATGGTCAGACGGCCTCGATGTTCTCGACCAGGGCCACCAGGCCGAAGTCCTCGATGACGTAGGCGTCATTGCTCGACTGATAGTCGGCGATGCGGTCGTATTCTGGCTCGTCCTTCACGTGCCGGCGGCGCGCACCCTCCTGGAAGTAGATCGACAGGTTGCTGAGCGTGGTGACCAGCACGGTGCCAGCCGGGAAGAACGGCGCGTCGACGATTGGCAGGCCGCCCAGGCGGGCCTTGGTGACGATCTCGTCGGAGGCATTCTCTTCCTGGTTGGATGCGGCGCCCTTCTCGACCGCGGCGAGCAGCTTGTTGTGCAGCAGGTCGCGGGAAACCATGACGACCAGGTCCGGACGGGACCGGTGCCAGGGCTCGAGCATCTGCACCGCATCGAAGACGATGCCGTCCAGGGTCTTGTAGTCGCCGGTGGCGCCCACGGTGACCTTGCCGGAGGCGGCAACCACCTCGTCCAGCACGCGGTCCGGGGCGCCGGTGCGGATCTTCTGCAGCCAGCCGATGTTGACGTCCTGCAGCAGCGGGTTGGCACCGATGTCGGTAGCCGCGGCGGCGGAGGTGCCGTTGAAGCCGATCATGATGCGGTCGAGTGCCTGGCGCTGGGCGATGGCGGCGGTCAGGCGCGGCTGGAAGTCGGGAAACTTGGCCCAGGCATCGATCAGTGCATAGGGGAAGGCGCTGTCGAAGTTGGTCTGCTTGCAGCTGTAGGCATCCTTGGCCAGGGCGCTGCGGTCGGCCGGATTGCGGCGGTTGCCGGCTCCGGTGTTGGTGCGGCCGGCGATCGGGCCGTTGACGCCCAGCAGGATGGCCTCACCTTCCTGCTCGCTGACGCCGATGATGTTGATCCGGCCGAGGAAGTCACTCGACTCCTGGATGGCCGTTTCAAGGCTCTGCTGCACGGACGGCAGCACGTTGAACTTGACGATGGCCGAGGTGATGCCGTTGAGCTTGGCGACCTGCTCCAGGTAGCCGTTGAACTTGATTCGGGTTTCGTTGCGCATGGTGTGCTCCAGTGGGCGGGTCGGGGTCAGAACTTGGCCAGTTGCTGGCCGTCGCCGCCCGTGGCCGGCGGACGCTTGAACTGTTCGGGATCGGGGGTGTTGCCGAGTTGCTTGGTCAGCGCCTGCAGGTCACTTTCCAGCTTGGCGAAGCTGGTCTCAAGGCTCTTGCGGGCGGTCTGCTCGGCAGTCAGCGCCTCGGCCTGATCGGCGGAGTGCTTGGCGATGGCTTCGAGGGTTTCGGCCAGCTCGCCGAACTGCTCCTCGGTCTGTTTGCCCTTGCCCAGCAGCTCGCTGACCTTCTTGAAAAGGCCGGCGACCTTGGACGGGGTCTCGTCCACCTCTTCGAACTCGAGCTCGGCCGGCTCGGCGGCAGTGAAGAGGTTGTCCTTGTCCTGCTTGCGGCTGGTCAGGGTGCCGTGCTTGGCGCTGAATTCCAGCGCCTCGGTGCCGAGGCTCGCCGGACTGTCGGTGACCGCCAGGCCGACCAGGTAGGCCTTGCCGGTGTTGGCGAACTTGGGCTGGATTTCCATGGAGGTGTAGATCTTCTGGCCCTTCTTGTTCAGGGCCAGCAGCGCGTCGTTGGGCTGGATCTGCGCGAACAGGGCGAGCTTCTTCTCGCCGTTGATCTCGACCTCTTCGGTTTTCAGCGCGAGCACGTCGCCGTAGGCGCCGAACTGCGAGTCGGGGGACAGGCCCTTGATGTGCTCGACGTTAATGCGCGCGCCGTAGGTGTCGCGGTTGTAGCTGGCGGCCATTTCCTCAAGCCAGCTGCGTTCGATGGTACGACCGTCAGTGGTTGCGCCTTCGACGCCGATGCGGAACATCTTGGAGCGGTACTTTTTGCTGTTGCCGGCCATGCGGGCTGTCCTCAACTGGTGGCTGCTGGGCAGGTAGTGAGGGCATGGTCGGCAGCCCGTGCGGCGCGGGCAATTCGCCAGCCCTGTACTGGCCGGACGTACAGGGCGCCGGAGTAACGACTCGCGCGCGCGAACGGCAGCATCGGCGCCATGAATGCACCGACCGTTGAAATTCCAGTCCAGGACCCACGCCGCACCGCTCGCCATCTGTACTGGATGGGCTGGCGGGTAACGGATATTGCCGATTACCTGGGCGAGAAGGAAAAGACCGTCCACAGCTGGAAAACCCGGGACGAATGGGACCGGGCGGATAACGTCGAGCGGATTGGCGGCGCGCTGGAGGCTCGGCTCGTGCAGCTGATCCTCAAGGACCAGAAGACCGGCGGCGACTTCAAGGAAATTGACCTGCTGCACCGCCAGCTGGAACGGCAGGCGCGAATCCAGCGCTTCCAGGCCGGCGGCACCCAGGCGGAGCTGAATCCGAACCTGGAGGCGCGCAACGCCGGGGCGAAGAAGCCGCCCAAGCGCAACGAGTTCGATGAGGGCGAGATCGAGCTGCTCGAGGAGGCGTTCCGCGACAGTTGCTTCGAGTACCAGCTGGACTGGTACCGGGCGATCAACATGCGCACGCGGATGATCCTAAAGTCGAGACAGATCGGCGCGACCTTTTACTTCGCCCGCGAGGCGCTGATCGACGCGCTGCTGACGGGGCGCAATCAGATCTTCCTTTCGGCGAGCAAGGCGCAGGCGCACCAGTTCAAGAACTACATGCAGGCGTTCGTCCAGGAGGCGCTGGGCCGGCAGCTGACGGGCGACCCGATCGTGCTGGCCAACGGCGCCGAGCTGCACTTCCTCGGGACCAACTACCGCACCGCCCAGGGGCGCAGCGGCAATTTCTACTTCGACGAATTCTTCTGGGTGCATGGCTTCGACGAGCTGAACAAGGTGGCGTCGGGCATGGCGCTGCACAAGAAGTGGCGCAAGACCTACTTCTCGACGCCGTCGAGCATGGGGCACCCGGCGTACAAGTGGTGGACGGGCGAGCGGCTGAACAAGGGCAAGCCGGCGGCGCAGCACGTGAAGATCGACCTGCGCCACGACACGCTGGCCCCGGGCAAGCTGTGCCGGGAGGACAAGATCTGGCGGCAGATCGTAACCATCCTCGATGCCGAGCGCCGCGGCTGCGATCTGTTCGACCTGGATGAGCTGCGCTTCGAGTACAACGCCGAGCAGTTCGCCAACCTGCTGATGTGCGAGTTCGTCGACGACGGGGCGAGCATCTTCCCGCTGACGATGCTGCAGCCGTGCATGGTGGACAGCTGGGTCGAATGGGGCGAGGACTATAAGCCGTTCGCGGCGCGCCCGCTGGGCGACCGGCCGGTGTGGATCGGCTACGACCCGGCCGAGACCGGCGACAGCGCGGGCATGGTGGTGGTGGCGCCGCCGGCGGTGCCGGGCGGCAAGTTCCGCCTGCTGGAGCGGCACCAGTTCCGCGGGATGGATTTCGCCGCCCAGGCCGAGGCGATCCGCCAGGCCTGCAACCGCTACTGGGTGACCTATATCGGCGTGGACGTGACCGGGCTGGGCTCGGGCGTGGCGCAGCTGGTCCGCCAGTTCTTCCCCAACGTGACCACTTTCAGCTACTCGCCGGAGGTGAAAACGCGCCTGGTGCTCAAGGCCTATGACGTGATCCGCAACGGCCGGCTGGAGTTCGACGCCGGCTGGACGGACGTAGCCAGCTCGCTGATGGCGATTCGCAAGACGATCACGGCCTCGGGCCGCCAGATGACCTACACCGCCGGGCGCAACGACGAGACCGGCCACGCCGACCTCGCGTGGGCGCTGTTCCACGCCCTGCACAACGAACCGCTCGAGGGGCAGACCTCGGCGAACACTGGATTCATGGAGATCTGCTGATGAGCGAACTGACCACCGCCCCCGCCGCTGGCGTGGAGGCCTTCACCTTCGGCGATCCGCTGCCGGTGCTCGATGGGCGCGAGCTGCTCGACTATCTGGAGTGCTGGCTCAACGGCAAGTGGTATGAACCGCCGCTGTCGCTGGATGGGTTGGCGAAGTCGACCCGGGCGAGTGTGTTCCTGCAGAGCGGCCTGAACTTCAAGCGCAACATGCTCGAGCGCACCTTCATCCCGCATCGCCTGCTGAGCCGGCAGGCGTTCGGCCAGTTCGCCCTGGACTGGCTCTGGTGCGGCAATGCCTACCTGGAGCGGCGACGCAACCGACTCGGCCAGGCGCTGGCCCTGCAGCCGACGCTGGCGAAGTACATGCGCCGCGGTGCGGATCTGGAGACCTACTTCCAGGTGCGCGGGTGGAAGGATGAACATGAGTTCGAGCGCGGCAGCATCTGCCACTTGCGCGAGGCGGACATCAACCAGGAGGTGTACGGGCTGCCGGAGTGGCTGTCGGCGCTGCAGTCGGCGCTGCTGAACGAGTACGGCCACCCTCTTACCGCCGCAAGTACTACCAGAACGGCAGCCACGCCGGGTTTATCATGTACATGACCGATGCGAGCCAGAACGAGGCGGACGTCGACGCACTGCGCCAGGCGCTGAAGTCGGCCAAAGGCCCGGGCAACTTCCGCAACCTGTTCGTCTACGCGCCGAACGGCGAGAAGGACGGGCTGCAGCTGATCCCGGTGAGCGAGGTGGCGGCCAAGGATGAATTCGGGTCGATCAAGAACATCAGCCGCGACGATCTGCTCGCCGCGCTGCGCATCCCGCCGCAGCTGATGGGCATCGTGCCGACCAACGCTGGCGGCTTCGGCTCACTGCGCGAGGCGGCCGAGGTCTGGGCCGTCAACGAGCTGGAGCCGATCCAGGCGCGACTGGCCCAGGTGAACGAATGGCTGGGGGATGAGGTGATTCGGTTCAAGCCGTTTGAGTTGCCGGCGAAGAACTGATCGCCGCCCCGCGCCACCAGAAGCCGCCCTCGAGGCGGCTTTTTTGTGCCTGCCGATCGGCGCCCGGCAGGCGGCCACCCCGATCAGCACCCGGCGCGCGCCGTCGTCC